GACATCAAGGCCCTAGAAGGCCGGTTCTCGCAGCTATATCGCAGAGAGATGCATCTGGAGGACATTGGACTGGATATTGTCATCATGGCTCCCGATATGCTCAAGGTGCTGGAACCGATACCCCCATGGCAAAAACTGACAATCTACACTGTCCGGGAGGAATGGGCATTCGGTGGGGACTATGGTGAGGATTTCTCTCTCACCACAGCCCCCGGCATGGCGAAATACATTCTTACTGAACTGGTTACGGAACAACTGGAAAGTGGATATGCTTCCGAATGGGCTGATCGCCCTGATTGGGGCGTAGAATGTACACCCCGAAGCTATGAATGCGGGCTTCACGATTCGTACTGCGAGAATCACTATAAAGTCTGCATTGAGGAGCAGGAACTTCCCATTGACGATGATGCGGTACGCAGTCTCCTTGATAACCGGCTCCGGAGGTATTTTGCTGAGCAGATTGAAGGCTGGGACGGACTTGAAGGTCTTACCGAGCAGCAGATCGCCGACACGATCGCTGCGCCCAATGTCCCTCGGCACATCCGCAGGCAGCTGGAGCAAGACGGTTTTCTGATGGATTCCTTCTGGAAATCGGTATCGAAGGCCTCGTTCGACCTCGTAAGGCAGTATAAGGAGAAACTGGTATGAGCTATCAACTATCCACTGAGAATGGAGCAGCAGCTATGGACGTCACTAAATTGCAGGCAGCCATACAAAAGCAGGATGAATACCTGTCCAGCCGGGGGCATCTCAGCGATGTCCCGGCCGGAGACGAAAACTTCAATGACCTCACCCGTGAGATCATCCGTGCCTTCAAAGAATGTCATGGTTCCGCGTTCCTCGGAAAACTGGTATTCTCCTGGGAAGATCAGAAAAAGCTGGAGCGCGGTGAGATCGGCATTTATACCGAGTACACGGGTCAGTCGCTTCCAGCCTACGGCTGCAATTTTGTGACCGCTCAGCCGGATACGCAGTTGGAAGCTATGGTGATTGGGTGGACCATTGATGAATGGCCGCCCAAATTTACGCTCTTTACCAAGATCCTGCAGCGTATTCAAGATCTGAACGGATACACGCTGAATTGGAGATAGCATATTTGCCCCATCTGTTACTGCCAGTAAAGTTGTAAAAACGCTTACAGATGACGTGAATTTACAATGTTTTCACTGGACGAAAGGAACAGAATGTGGTATACTATTGTTGCCAACAAGAGGAGGAAACATCATGGAAACAGAAAAACCGGATGGATTCCCTGGTCTTCCGGAGGAATTTGTCCGACAGAATGCCAAGTACATGCGTCTGTTACAGGGCTTTCGCCTGTTGGACGATGACTTTATGAGCAAAGTCTTCGAGGATAAGGAATGTGCGCAGTTACTGCTGCATATCATTCTGGAACGCAGCGATCTCGTTGTACAAGAGGTTCATGGTCAATACAGCATCAAGAATCTTCAGGGGCGCTCCGTCCGTCTGGATATTCTGGCGGTTGACCAGGAGGGGAAACACTACAATATTGAGATCCAGCGGCAGGACGAGGGCGCGGACGCACGCCGTGCCAGATACAACAGCAGCCTCTTAGACGCAAACCTGACACACCCCGGTGACCGCTACGAAGAGCTGCGAGAAACCTACGTTATCTTCATTACAGAACGGGATGTTCTGAAGGCAGGACTTCCCATCTACCACATTGACCGGATGATTCAGGAAACCGGCAAACCATTCGGCGACGGCTCCCACATCATATACGTCAATGCGCAGTGCAAAAACGATACGCCTCTGGGCAAGCTGATGCATGATTTCTCCTGTACACAGGCAGATGACATGCACTATCCAGTTCTTGCCGAGCGCGTAAGGTATTTCAAGGAAAATGTAAAGGGGGCAACCACCATGTGCAGAGAAGTTGAAAAATTAGTAATGGCTGAACGGGATGAAGGCCGCGCAGAAGGCCGTGCGGAAGGAAACATCGAATCGAGCGCAAGAGCAGTTCGTAATGTTATGGCCAAGATGTCCCTCTCTGTGGAGGAGGCAATGCAGTTCTTGGAATTACCCGATTCGGAAAAAGATGCCGTCCGGAAACTTATTGAGCAGTAATTTCATTTACTGCTGGTCGTGCAGGCTCGCATTGTAGGTGCGGACTAGCCAATACCGCCCACAAGGAGTTACCACCATGTGTAGAGAAGTTGAAAAAATTGCGATGGCTGAACGGAACGAAGGTCGTTTAGAAGAAAAATCAATTCTGTCCGCGCAATCATGGAGAGCTTGTCTATCTCTGTCGATGAAGCAATGAAACTCCTGAAAACGCCGGAATCCGATAAGGACATTATTCGGAAACTCATTGCACAGTGATTCCGTTTGTCGTCGGTCATGCAGGCTCGCATCAGGAACGCAAACCAGATGACGTCTCACGTAATGATGGATTGCGTTTATCCACGCGAATGTTGACCAATTCAATCTGATAAGTCCACTACATCTCGGGATGCTGCCTCTGGCGGCATCCCTTTTCCTTTTACACCTGCTGACCAAAATAAACTGCTTTTTCCTTTCGCAAAGGATATCATGACGATACAGTAGTCAGGAGAGGCCCTGCATCTGCGGTGCCTGCCGCCGGAAATAAAACTTCCGGAATCCGGTAATTGACTAATGCCGGCAGCTATGATATAATGCCATCAACATAGTATCAGAGTTTTGCAGCGGCAAAACACAGTTTCCGGGTTCTTCTCAAGTGTCATTTGCATTTTTGTGCAAATGGCACTTTTTCTATTTTCTGACAACTCTATACCGTAAACACTTGCCAGTAGTCTCCTTTCTTCCGGGGATTACTGGCTTTTGTTATATCCGGCGGTTTCCGCCAAACAACCGAAAGGAGCAAGCAGCATGTTATCCTGTCACGACAACTTTGAAGCAAACTTTGACAACTATCCGTCCATGCTCAGTTATCACCAAGCACTGAGTATGGCATCCAGTTGGCGCCGATGTAAGGTCAAAGACCTTCACGTGGAGCCACTGGATCCGACCTCTCCCCTGTATGGTCATCCCGCAGCATTTGCCGCAGGTACCAGCGAGGACGCAATTAAGGACACCGCCGCCAATCTCGGCCTTGCGCTGAATGTGGATGGAAACATCTATCCCGTCCGCGGCACGGCCTACAAAACGCTGACCGAACGCGCAAAGATCAATGGCACAGCACTCCCCAAACTCAGTCGCAAAGACCTTGCCAATGTACTCAACGCCTGCCTGTCCGTACACAATTCAGATGCGCTTCTGCTGATCCGGAACGAAAAGGTTTCCGCAGTTCACTCCGGTGACGAAACGGACTATTCCGTGCTTCCCATGGACGAACTTCTGGTTACGCTGGAGAAGAAGCTGGGGGAACGGTTCCCCGGCTTCGTGTTTGAAAGCGGGTATACCGACCATGCCTATACCTGCGGCAGCTGGATTCTCCCCAACCAAAAGGAAGGCATTCTGGGCGCCTATGCCAAGGCTCTTGCCGCACACGGTCAGGCAGCGATGGCAAACAGGCTGGTTCCCGGTATCCGGTTCATGACATCCGACACCGGCGTTGCCTCCGCAAAAGTATCTGCTTTGCTGATAGGCGCACAGCAGCCGATCCATATCGGCGACTGCATTGGTGTGGATCACCGGAATCAGCGCAAGATCGCGGATTTCGATGCTGAGATGGACAAGCTGTTTGCTAAGTTCTGCGATTCCGTTGCCAAGCTGCAGAGCCTGCTGGAAATTCCGCTGGAGTACCCTGTCAATGCCATGACCCGGGTCTGCAAAAAGCTCTCCCTTCCGAAAAAGGAAGCGCTGGAAGCGATCGCCATGTATGAAATGGCTTACGGCGGAGGACCCGCGACTGCCCATGATGTCTTCATGGCCATGCAGGAAATTCCCTACATGATGAAGACATGCCACACCCGGGAAGCAAAGCTGCTCAAGGCCGAAGAAAACATGGCACGCGCTCTGAGTATCCGGTGGAGCGACTATGATGTGGCAAAGGAGCTGAAGTGGTAATGGCTGCTCCGATATTACTTTGCGACACCACCGGAATGAGCAATGACCGCTGGCTGGAATGCCGTATGCATGGCCCCAAGGGCGATATCCCCTACACCATCGGCGGAAGCGATGTGGCAGCCATATTCGGCGTGTCGCCGTGGACGACCCCGCTGGAGCTGTGGATGATCAAAAAGGGGCGCATGAAGCCCAAGCCGAAAGACAATGCAGACCAACTGGAGATGGGGCATCTGCTCGAACCGATAGCGGCATACTGGTATGCAAAGAAAAGCGGCAACTACGTCTACGACGACAAGGGGCTGTATCAGCACGCAGACCACCCCTATGCTCTGGCCAATTTTGATCGGCGGTATGAGCGGGCCAGCGATGGTCAGCCCGGCATTCTGGAATGCAAAAGCTGCACCTATCACAAAGCGGAAGACTGGGTGGACGATGCGATCCCCCTGTACTACGAATTCCAGCTCCGTTTCTACCTTGCTGTGGCAGACGTCCAGCACGGGGCGTTCTCATGCTTTTGGGGGAATAATCCTGCCAATGATCTGGCAATGCCTGAAATCAAGCGCGACCTTGTCAAAGAGGATATGATTTTCGAGCGGCTGGATGAATGGATCTGGAGCCTTGAACACGATGTCCCGCCTACCATGAGCGGTGTCAAACCCACACTGGCAATGGAATCTCTCGCAAGGATCTATGGTGCCAGCAAACCCGGTCTTCCTACCATTGAATTGCCATACAAGTTTGAGCGGCAGCTTCGCCAGATTGCCAATCTGCAGGCCAAAGTCAAGGAATGCGAAGACGAAAAGAAACTCTACGAAAAGGAGATTGAAGCACATTCCGTGCGAATTGCCGAAGTCATGAAAGAGCATGAGCATGGTATTCTGACAACTACCAGGGATAAGCTCCTCATTGACTTCGTAACGAGGACCACCAAGCGGCCCAGCTCCGATGCTTTGAAAAAGAAGTATCCCGGCGTTTATGCCGACGTGCTGAACGTATCTACCAGCCGTAAGGTGAAAGTTTCGGTACAGCCGATTTAATCAGGGAGGAGCAATATGCGAAAATTCTCTCGACCGATTGACCTTCGATCCCGCCGCGAAATGACAGATTACCTGCGTAACCATTTCCGATATTCCACGATGAACTCATGGAATCATGCAACATCGTATGCCTGCAATCTCAAGATTTACGGACTTGGTCTGGATCCCGAGATTGAATCCAAGCTTTACGATATGCTCGATACCCGGGAGTTTTTGCTTATGCGGCAGGAAGCGCTGTATCTGTTTAATGCAGTCCACAACTTCCGCTGGCAGGCAGGGTTCAACGGCAGAAGCGGCGGCTATCTGATCCTCTACCAAGGGGATCTGAAGCCCTCCGGATATCTGTCTTACTGCACCTGCTGCGGCCAGCGGAACTGCCGCAGTGTTGCCGACACAGGCAATGTTTGTGGTGTCTGCGGGAAAGCAGCCCGTGTAGATTTCCGTGTTCCACCGAAACAGCCCGTCACATTCCCCGGTCGGGGTACGGACATGGATGACGACTACGAAGAATGGTCGCTGTCTGAACTCCGGGACCGTGTAAAGCTTGTACAGGAGCTGGACAGTCTGGCTGACGATCTTGTCAGTCAGGCCGTTCATATGGCAAAAGCGTTTGATGTTGTGGAGGAGGCGTACTATGTACCCCAGACCCGGCATGTGCTTGTCGCCAAGTGAGAACGCTCTTGAGAAAGGAGAAAACAAGTGTTATGTCAATTTGATAAGCTCCTCTACCCCCGGATAGCCGATGCTTCCACCGTTGACTATATGATTGCCGTTTACCGTCCGCTGGAAATCCTGCACGATGGCAGCGGCCATGCAATGAGCCAGTTCAAAGCTGTCGGCTATTGCCTCCCCATCACGGAAAAAGCTCGATTCCGTCTGAATGGCCACTGGGTCAGGCATCCGAAGCACGGACTCCAGTTTGAGGTGGAGAGCTACGAGGAGGTAATTTCGCATACCAAGGAAGGCATCATCGGCTACCTTGCCTCTGGTCAGATCAAAGGTGTTGGCCGAAAAATCGCAGAGAAAATCTACGATTCCTTCGGGCAAGACACGCTGGAGATTCTGGATCAGGAGCCGGAAAAACTCATGACCATTCGAGGTATCAGCGAAAAGCGCCTCAGAATGATCTGTGATTCCTATCTGGCCACCCGCGGCGCCCGGGACGTAATTGCCTTTCTGACGCCCCACGGCGTTACCGCCAACCGAGCCATTAAGATCTACCGCGAGTATGGAAAGGATACTCTGGATATCATCCGGAAGCATCCGTACCGGCTGGTGGAAATGGCAGGTATCGCATTCAAAACAGCGGACAAGCTGGCAATCAGTTTGGGGCTTCCCACCGTTTCCCCGGAACGTGTCGACGAAGCGCTGATGTACGCCATCGCCGAAGGCGAGACGGAGGGACATATGTGTCTGGAAAAACACGATTTCCTCCGCAGGGCGCTGCGCCTTCTGGAAACACCGGAGATCACTGAGGAGATGGCGGCCGCAAGAGCCTTCCAACTGGTACAAGCGGATCGGCTTGTCTGCTATGACCACTACATCTACCGCACTGCGACTGCCACCGTGGAAAACAATATTGCCTTTCATATCGCACAGCAGATGAAAACGGCCGCAGAGCCTTACGAGAATCTGGATCACGCCATTCTGTGCGAGGAACGGAAGCTCAGGATCACATTGGCGCCGGAACAGCGGGAAGCGGTAAAAATGGCGCTATCCACCAAGTTCTGCGTCATAACCGGCGGCCCGGGGACAGGCAAAACCGCAGTTCAGCGGGCGATCCTTGATCTGTATCAGGAAAAGTATCCGGAAGCGCAGATCATATGCTGCGCCCCCACCGGGCAGGCAGCGCAAAGGATGAAGGAATCCTCCGGGCTGTCGGCATCGACGATTCACAAGGCTCTGTGCATCAAGGCCAATCCTGACGGCACCCTGACCGAAGGCATCATGCTGAATGCGGATCTGATCCTTGTAGATGAAGTCTCCATGATGGATGCCTTTCTCGCAGAGCGGCTGTTTACTGCCATCCCGCCTCATGCCAGACTGATTCTGGTGGGTGACGCGGACCAGCTTCCCTCTGTCGGCCCCGGCGCTGTCTTAAAGGACATCATCAACAGCGGCGTCGTACCCGTGGTTCGTCTGGATCATGTGTTCCGCCAGAGCGCCGGAAGCCGGATCGCTACCAATGCCCGGCTGATCAAGCACGGTAATCTGAGTATGGAGTACGGCCCGGATTTCATGTTCTTTGATTCCAAGGATTTAGCTGTATCCGCCGATATCATTGAAAACCTGTATATGCAGGAAGTTCAGAAATTTGGTGTGGACGGCACGGCATTCCTGACCCCCTTCCGGCGTAGGACCGAAACATCCGTGGATGCCATGAACGCACGGCTGCAGGCACTGGTAAACCCACCGGCTCCGGGAAAAGCTGAAGCCGTTTCCGGGCAGCTGCGATTCCGGCTTGGCGATAAGGTCATGCAGATCAAGAACTACGAGCAGGTCAACAACGGCGATGTGGGCTACATCACCAACATTACCGGCCCCGAAAACGAGGCTACCGTGGAGATTGACTTTGGAGATGGCAGAATCATGAAGTATGAAAGTGATCAGCTTAGAATGCTGGATCTCGGATACGCCTCCACTGTCCATAAGTCTCAGGGCGCCCAGTATAAATCCGTTATTCTGAACCTGCAGTGTGCGCACGCCATCATGCTGATTCGCGCCATCGTCTACACAGCAATTACCCGAGCAAGGCTCCGGCTCGCCATTGTTGGGGAGCGGAAAGCGTTGTGTCGAGCAATCCGCAATACCAAAGCCGACCAGCGGGGTACCCGTCTGGCGCAGAGAATTCAAGACTTCATTGAGTAGAAAGGAAATTATCACTATGGCAACTACATTGGATCTGTACTACCAAAACAAGCAGCAGCTCAGCGCAAGGATTGCGGAACATAAGCTGACCATGGATCAGCTTTTGGGTTATCAGGAATTGCTTTACCGGATCTCCATTCTGGAAAGCTGCATGAACTTTGTTAAGACCGCCCCCGTTACCTCTGATGTGAATGCAATGAGCTTTCACTACAAGATTGTGGATGCGCTCTTTACCTGTATGCTTCAGGAACGGCAGTTTGGGATTCCCGCGGACGAAAAGCTGAAGAAACAGCGTGCCACCGCACTTGGCAATCTCCAGACGGTGATCACCAGCTTCCGCAAGCAGTTCCAGAGCTTTGCCCCGACTGCTCCGGAATCCTACCGGGATGCCGTCAGCAAGATGGTCAACACGGTACTGCCCGCATGGCTCCAGTACCGCTTCACCTATATTCCATTTTGATAGGAGATAATGACATGAACAATTCCCAATTTTCTGTCCTGAACACCATCAATCAGGTGGATGGCTTCGATCCCGCCCATCTGGCGGTAGATTATGTAGACTTTACGACGCAGGAAACGCGGAAGCGGCTGCCCGTCATGGCGCAGCTTGCGTGGTTCCGTCTGCGCCACCCGGAAGGGAAAATCGCATTGCAGGTTGAGCCGGTGAAGGACTACTTCGTTGCGACCGCAAAGGTATACGTCAGCTATAAAGATCCGGTAGAGTGCTACCTGTCCGAAGCCACCGCTTCCCGCAAGTATGATCCTCTGAAACCCACGGTTTCTCCCCGGGAATGGGCCCAGACCGCGGCAATCGGCATCGCCCTGCGCAATGCCGGCTTTGGCTTACAGTTCAGCGCTGCCGGAGATGGCTTCGACAGTAATGTCCCTGACGAGCTTGGTGTAGAAAATGGCATAACGCCCCCTGCGCCAATGCCCACAGGCACACCGCCCTCTCCCAAGCCTGAAACAGAATCGGCTGCCATGGTTGCCGCGCCTTCTGCTCCAGAGCCGGTCATTGTAGAACTGACGCCGGAACAGAAATTTGAGCAGGCGTGTGCCGTTGTGAGTCCCATCAAGAAGCATGGCGGCAAAACGCTCGGTGAAGTTCTCAACACAGAGCCTCGGGCAATTAACTGGCTGGCTTCAAAATTCGGCGGTGACGAAACCATTCGTGCTGCCGCGGAGTATATTTGCAACTATGCGCTGGAACAAACACCCGCATAAGCTGCTTGCAAAAAAGGGGTATGTATAATACATTCCCCGGAAAGGAGGCTGCATGATCGAAATCCATATTTACGATATTATCCCTCTGATCGGCATTCCAGAACCGCCGAGTGGCAGACGCAGCTACAATATAAGCTGCCCATGCTGTGACACAAGCCCACGGGGAAAGCACCTGAACATCAATCTTACGAAAGATGTCTTCTGCTGTCCCCGGTGCCATTTCTCTGGCGGTGTCTTTGATCTGTATGCGTACTATGCCAAAGTGGACCGTGCGGATGTACGGGATACTCTGATAAAAGAACTCGGTCTGAAGGATAGCAGCCCATCTCCCCACGAAGGCAGCAAACGTAAGCGGGAGCAGCAAACGATTACACGCCCCATTCTGCAGGATATTGAATTGCCCCTGACGGACATTGATGCCCGACATGAGACCTATACGGCCCTGCTTTCCAAGCTGTCGCTGGCTTCTGACCATCGGGAAAACCTGCTGTCAAGAGGTATGACCGAGGAAATGATCCAGCGGAATGGCTATAAAACCATGCCCGTTGCAGGATTCTCTGCCATTGCAAAGCAGCTCCATGAGGAAGGCTATTATCTGGCTGGTGTCCCCGGCTTCTATCATGATACGGATGGAAGCTGGACCATCAACAAAGAGAAACGAGGAATTCTCGTACCGGCAAGGACCCCCGAAGGAAAAATTCAAGGTCTACAGGTCCGTCTGGACTTCATCAAGAAAGGAAAATTCCGCTGGCTCACCAGCATCGGCAAGCAGGACGGCTGCAAAGCAGAATGCTGGACCCACATCGCCGGTGAGCCGACATCGACAATCCTTCTGACCGAAGGCCCTATGAAGGCGGACATCATCCACCACATTACCGGCCAGACAGTAATTGCGGTACCCGGTGTCAATTCGCTGAATCACCTGAAGGAAACACTGGAATACGTGCAGTCCAAGGGAACCACCAAAATTATGACAGTATTCGATATGGACTACCTGAAGAATCCCCATGTAAAGGATGGCTATTTCAATCTGGCCACCCTGCTGGCTCAGGTTGGGTTTGAGTACGGTACATACCTTTGGGATCCCCAGTACAAAGGCCTGGACGATTATGTGTGGCATTGTCGTCAGGAAGGTCTGCTTTGACATCTTGCAAAGGACGGAACCCAGCCGGGTCTCCGTCCTTTTTTGTACGCATTTTCAAAAATTGTAAGTATACCCGTTGCAAATACGCATTTGCGGCGGTGTAATCAAATATACAAAACATCACTTAGGAGGAAATCATTATGTTAATCGCAGTCGACCACGGCAATCACGCCATCAAAACCGTCCACTACAATTTCATTTCCGGTCTGGCACAGCACTCTGTCCGCCCGCCTATGGCAGAGGAAGTGCTGGAGTACAAAGGAGAATACTGGACGCTTTCCGGCCAGCGTCTCCCGTACCGCCGGGATAAGACTCGTGATGAAAGTTTCTTCATCCTCACCCTGTTCGCCATTGCCAAAGAGCTTGCCCATGCCGGCCCTCTACCTACCGCGGAAAAAATCGAGCTGGCAGTCGGCCTGCCCCCGGAGCATTACGGCATTCTGAAGGCGAAATTCAGAGCCTACTTCAAGCGCAGCGAGTCCATCCGGTTCTCCTATAACGACAAGCCCATGACCATTCTGATTCGGGATGTCTTTGTCTACCCGCAGGCATTTGCGGCCATCGCCCCCCAGAAAAGCCAGCTCAAGCACCATCTGCGTCTGTTCCTGATTGACATCGGCGGCTACACCACCGATGTCCTGCTTCTGCGCAGCGGCAAGCCCGATATGCAGTTCTGCCGTAGCCTGGAAACCGGCGTTATCACCATGAACAATGACATCATCCGCAGAGTCGGTGCCCTGCATGATATGCAGATTGAGGATGAACATATCACCGCCGTACTGTGCGGCAAGGAAACCATTCTCCCTGCCGATGTAAAGGACACCATCCGCAAGTCCGCGGAACAGCACGCAAAGGATATTCTGGATCAGCTGCGTGAGCTGAAGGTGGACCTGCGTTCCAATCCTGCGGTCTTCATCGGCGGTGGCTCCGCTCTGTTCCGGGACTACTTGGAGCATTCCCCACTGGTGGCTTCGGCAGCCTTTGTGGAGAATGTGAATGCCAATGCCATCGGCTATCAGGCAATGGCAGAAGGTCAGCTTGCTCTCCTGCGAACTTAACTGCAAACGGGGGTGAATCGCGTTGATCAAAGATGGAAAGTACCGTTACACCCTCCAGTTTGGTATGAACACTGTTGAAGAACGGCAGGCAGGACAGTTCCTGGAGCAATTAGGCAACAAGAAAAGTCCGATTATCGTGGCTGCTCTGAACAAATATCTGGAGGAAAATCCAGGGCTGCTGGACAGCCAGGTAAGCGTTCAAGTTCATGTTTCCGGTCTGGATTCCCAGATGTTGGAAGATACGATTCGGAAACTGATTGAAGAGCGGCTCGGCTCCGGTGTTCCGCTTCCTAAACAGGCAGCTGCCAGCCCCCGGGAAAATGTGGAGCAGGTCAGTGCGGACATCCTGGAAATGTTGAACGATCTGGACAGCTTTGGATAGTCAGAAAATTCCGGAGTTGGGTAATACCAATTCCGGGAAGCTTTCGTTTCAGGGATATTATTTGTACAAAAATCAAAAAGTTTACAGAGCGATTGTTGCAAAACGTTGCGATCTTTCTTTGATTATGCTATGGTAATTATAGGCGGTGCAATACAGCATTTATGAGAATTGTTTATTTCACACCTTACATTCTCGGCTGTATTGCATCTTTTTTCAGCTTTTTTTCAACAATTGGTTTGCATCATGGTCTTTCCTCAAAATGACTTGCTTCTGATAGGAGGCTGCATTCGTTTGCATCTTTTTACTGAATTGACTGTTAGACAGAAACCCAAATTTGTCAACAGGGTTTGTGGGCGTTTCCTCTCAGATTTTCTATCAATAGTGCGTAAATACGACACGCAATCGCCTCATTCTGACGTGAGGTGCGATTCATAGAAAAATAAAGTCCGGTGATCGCATGAAAGATGGTTCCCTGCCTGCTTTGTACTAAGTCGTGAAACCCATACTGACCTTCTTCACTTAGCATTCCATCAATATTCTCCCCCTGACTCGTTTTGTCCCGCCAAGCGCAGAACGGAACGGGTTGGAATTTTTATTGCCATTTTTGCCACGCAGCAAGACCTTCGGGCCTTACTGCGTGCTTTTTTGTACCCTGACCTCAGGTGCCGTGGGCCGCCGCCCCAGTTCGATTTGACCAATCACATCGAACTGGAGGTATTCACTATGGCTCACAAATATGAGCAATCTGATTCTGAAAATGATTTGCTGCGTGCCCGGTTTACATTGTGGCTGAACACAACGCTGATCCGCGCCAAGCAGCGCTATCTGGAAACCCACACCGACAGGCTTGACATCGTTCCCTTAGATGAAACCCTGACAGAATTGATTCCTGATACGAGGGACTTCTTCAACCCTATCGAGCGAAGCAAAACGGACTTCGACTTTGAGGAGGAGAAACTGGCAAAAGCCTTTTCGGAATTATCCCTGATGCGGCGTGAAGTGCTGCGTCTGCTCTTTGTGGAGGAAAAAGCCTCGGACGAAATTGCCAGACAGCTTTGTATCTCTACGAACTGCGTCTATCAGTTCAAACATCAGGCTTTGGCAAAACTGAAGCGTGAGCTGATGAAAGGAGGCGACCGGCATGGATAACCAGCAGTTTGCCGCTGTCCTGCAAGGTGCCGTTGCGGGCAGGCACGAGGATCTGGAACGGATTCTCGAACTGTACGAGCCCCTGATTCGGAAGCATTCTTTTCATAAGGGCACTTTCAACGAAGATCTTCACCAATATCTGCTGATACATATTGCGCTTAATATCAGCAAGTTTCCCTTATGACCCAAGGCCCCGGAGGATCATCCTCTGGGGCTTTCCCATGTCTGTGGAAAATTTTCTGAAATTTTTTCGCAGGCATATAAGAACCGCGGTCTTTCAATGGCTCCTTTGTTGTGAAAGGCATCCCCATGCCCTGCACCTTGAAAACTGCACACATACCAGTTCGGTACATCCCTTTGGTTTGGAGAGCGGCTATCCCTCTGACGGCCTAACAGAGCCATGAGCACTCATGTATGGGCGGCACCCATACAACGCGATGATCCACAAAGGAATAATGGTACTTCCGTAAAACGCGGCCCGGCCATAGTGAAGGCGGGGAGAGAAAACTTCTATGGACCTGTTCGCCACAGGCATCGGCTGGTATTCCAAGAAAAGTATAAATTTCCCCTTAACAGGAAATAATTTCCTTACCCAGCAAAGGAGTTTCATAATGAAGTCTACCCAGAAGCCTATTGACCGCAGTCAGCTGAAAGACATTCGCAACGTCGTTATCGACACATCTCAGCCCTGCCGTGAGCGCGTAAAAGCATTCGTTGAACAGATTGGAAATCCCTATTGTTATCTCGACAATGGCGTCGTGGTTGAGGTGGGATACGCTGACACTGATATTAGCTTGCAGGATCGGTTGTCGGCATACGCAAGCAGTATTGATGAAAGCACAGGAAAATAGAGGTAAATGATAAATCCGCATTGACTTTTTCACTTGTTTGTTCCATAATAAGCGCAAGAGGTCAATGAAGTGGCAGAGAGGTCTTGCCACATGGATTGGCATCAAAACCTTTATGGGTATGTGCGAGGAATTTAGCCATGGAGGGATTCACGATGTCAACCGCACCTTATACCGCTCTTTCAACGGAGGCATTGGATGAATATAGAGCGATTGCATATTACAGGCTTTCTAAAGTCGACCGAAACAAGAAGGCATCTGAAAGCGACAGTATTGCAAATCAGCGCAAACTGATCCAGTGTTACCTTGAAAAGCATCCAAATATTGTTCTGGTAGCGGAAGCCGATGATGACGGCTATACCGGAACGAATTTTAATCGCCCTGGGTTTCAGAAAGTCCTGGATGCCATCCAATCCGGACAGGTGAACTGTGTCATTGTCAAGGACTTATCCCGACTCGGTAGAGAGTATATTTCTGTTGGCGCTTACCTGGAGCAGAAGTTCCCAGATTGGGGCGTTCGCTTTATCGCAATCAACGATGACGTTGACAGTGAGAAGAATAACGCCGGGGACGAGTTAATTATTCCAATCAAGAATATCATGAATGAATCCTATTGCCGCGAGCTGTCTAAGAAGCTGCGAAATCAGTTTCGTATCCAGCGTGGCAATGGGGAGTTTTTAGGTGCCTTTGCAAGCTACGGGTACTGCAAATCTCCCGATGATAAGCACAAACTTATCATCGACGAGTTCGCAGCCGAGGTTGTAAAAGGCATTTTTTCACTTAAAATGAAAGGGCACAGCCCTTCTTCCATTGCCGAGTATCTGAACAGCGAGCTGATTCTGCCGCCCTCGGAGTACAAGAAAAGCAAGGGGCTGAATTATAAGAGTGGTTTTGTCTCGGCAAACCAGCCCAAATGGAGTGCCGTCACAGTACAGCGGATTCTTTCCAATCCGATTTACGCGGGTACCCTTGTTCAGGGAAAGCGCGGAACCCCCAATTATAAGATCAAGCGGATGCGTATTCGGGAGGAAGAAGAATGGAGCGTGATCAAAGAGAACCATCCTGCAATCATTGATCCCATTGTTTTCGATTCCGTCCAAAAAATGCTCAAGCGAGATACCCGTTCCGCGCCGGAGTCCACCGTTGTCTATCCGCTGGCGGGGGTTCTCTACTGCCCGGACTGCGGAAGACCGTTGAGTCGCAGGACTGCTACCAAGAACGGGAAAAAGTACCAATACTATGTCTGCTCTACCTACAAGAACGGAAAAGGTTGTTCATCCCACAGCATTGCGTGCAGCACGCTGGATGCAATCGTTCTACGCGCCATCACCAATCAGGTAAATATGATTGCCGAAATGGAGCAGCTTCTGACGGAGCTCGGATCCCGGGATGTATGGAAAGCCCGCATCCGCAGGCTGGACACCATGATTGAAAAGAAACGAGAGGAGCTAAAGCAAAACGAAGAACGCCGCTTAGGGCTATATGAGGCCCTGAACGATGGTCTCATTGACCGGGCCGAACACAGCAAAATGCGAGCTATTTATACCAGCCGCATTGAGGAGGCCGAGCAGGCAATTCGCCAATTGTCCATTTCCAGGGATGAGGCTGCGAGTAATGCCAGCCAGGAGAGCAATTGGGTTTCCCAGTTCGTGAAGTTCCAGGGCATTGACAGCCTCACCAGAGAGGTAGTCTTTACACTTGTCGACAAGGTATATGTTCATGCCGATCAGCACATCAAAATCGATTTCAATTATCGGGACGAGATTGCATTCTACTCGGATATTCTTCACCGCAAAGAAAAGGAGGTAGTATAAGTGGCAAGAAAGAGTCGATATGCGTCCCCGGTCCAGGTATTCCCGGAAGAAGCCGACATATCCAGGGCTGCCCTTTACAAGCGAATTTCCGTGGAAGATGGCGACGATGAAAAGCAGAATTCTCTTGGCACCCAGCAGAAAATCGGTATTCATTTTCTTACCGATCATCCGGAAATCAAGCTGGTAGATACCTATTCTGACAACGGATATACCGGTATGAATTACAACCGCCCGGATTTCCTGCGCCTGATGCAAGACATTCGTTCCGGCAGAATCAACTGCATTATTGTAAAGGACATCTCCCGGCTAGGGCGTCACTTTCTCCAAACCTCTGAGTTTGTGGAACGGATATTCCCTGATATGGGTGTCCGGCTGATCTGTATCAATGATAACTATGACAGTAGTGACGCAGATGCGGATACCAATTCACTGATGCTGCCCCTGAAGATGGTCATGAATGACTACTATGTCAAGGATATAGCCAAGAAAATTCGTTCGGGTATCAATGCCAAAATAGAGGATGGGAGCTATATTCCTTCTGCAAGCAGCATTCCCTACGGCTATATCCGTAATCAGGAGGCAGTCACCTATGACATTGACCAGGAAGCGGCTCCTGTTGTACGCAGAATTTTTGAAATGCGTGCCTCTGGGATGTCCCTGAACGGGATTGCCACAGTTCTGAATCGTGAGGGTATTTCCAGTCCCGGAAAACTCCGCTATCTTCGCAGGATTTCCAAGGACAAGCGATTCGAGAATTCCTGTTGGATCCGTGGTACCATTCGGAAAATACTCAGCGACCAGGTTTATCTGGGACACCGTGTTCATGGGCAAATCAAGGGCAACAAATACGGTGACGAAAAAACAAGACGCAGCGCCGATGAATGGATCATTGTAAAAAACGCGCATCCCGCGATCATTACGCAGGAGCTCTTTGACGCGGCACAGCAGATTATGGAGGAAGATCGAGAGCATCGGAAGAATTTCAAGAAGAATGCCGCACCTCCTATCGATTACCGGGATATTCTCCGTGATAAGGTTTTCTGTGGTCACTGTGGTAGCCACATGACCGCCAGGAAAGGCATGGGAAGGCCAGGCTCTTCTGTTGACCCTTGGCTGGCCTATGACTGCAATACCTATCACTATTCAAACCATACGAGGTGCAGCTGCCATTATGTCCGACAGGAAGTGATTATGGACAGCGTGCGCAATCTTCTGAATCAGCAGGTGCTGGTAGCCGTTGACGTGGACGCTATGCTGGTTGCATTGCGGAACCGACCAAGCACCAGTGCGTATCTCAAACAGGCGCAGGAACGGTACAGGGGTCTCCTGAATCAGCGCAAGAAACTGGAGGCCAAAATAGACCAGCTGCTTGTTGACCTGACCGAGCGCATCATTGACCGCGGCACCTACGAATACGCAAAGAAAAAGTATGAAACAGAATTGGAAACCATCATCTCCCAGGAAACCCGCGCACTGGAAGATGTGAACGCTGTGTCTGCTACAATATCCGCATCCATGGAATGGGTCAATGCCCTGTACAAATACTGGGAACTTCCGGAAATCACAAAAGAACTGCTTGACATTCTGGTTGACCGGATTGAAGTGGTGGATGGTCACAATATTCGAGTCGTTTTACGGTACTCCGACCCCTATGCGAATTTGGAACACCTACTGCAGAGAATGGAGGCCGTTCGTCATGCTGTATGATCTCTATTACCTTCGCCTCTCCAAAGAGGATGGCGACGTAGCGGACGGCACAGAAGAAAGCTGCAGCATCGGATCTCAGCGGCTGTGCATTCACCGCTTCCTCCGAGATCAGGGGCTTAACCCTAATTCTTTTGAGGAAATCGTAGATGACGGTTACTCCGGCACCTCCATGCGGCGCCCCGGAATGTCCCGGCTCCTGAATCTTGTGGAGCAGGGCCGGGTCCGTACAATTGTGGTCCGTGATCTGTCACGGTTTGCCCGAAACTATCTGGAGGCGGGACACTATCTGGAATTTGTCTTCCCGGCATATGACGTTCGGTTTATTTCCATCAACGACCAGTTTGACAGTAAGGCCATTGGAGAAACCACCGGAGGTCTGGAGTTGGCCATCAAAAACCTACTCAACCAGATGTACAGCCGGGATATTTCCCGAAAGATCAAAAGCGCTGTGGATCTGAAAAAGCTGAACGGCGAATTTGTATACGGCACCGCACCCTATGGCTACAAAAAAGGACCCGCGCCAAACACCATTATGATTGACCCACCTGCGGCTGTCAACGTAAAGAAGATATTCCTGTGGGCCAGCACTGGCGTGTCCTGCGCGGAGATTGCCAAGAAGCTGAACGCTGCAGGCGTTCCCACGCCCTCAGTTTATCTAGCAGCCATTCGGGGGAAGTATAAGACCAGAAATATCTGGACTTTCGAGTCTGTCCGGAATATCCTCCTGAATCGGATCTATACAGGTGATACCGTTCCGTTTAAGTCCCATGTCGTCCGTGTCGGGAGCAACCGGACAAAGGCCGTCCCAGAAAGTCAGCAGGTCGTGATTCCCTGTACCCATGAAGCAATTATCTCCCGGGAGCTTTTCTTCCAGGCAAGGAACGCACAGAAGAAATATGCGCCAAGAACGCAGAACCCGAATCGCCAGCCCTATTTATTCACATCGCTACTTATATGCGGCTGTTGCGGGAACCGTTTGGTCCGCGGAAAAGCGCAGAATAAAGACTGGCGCTGCACAACCCACCGGTACGACCCCACCGCCGACTGTAAGGATGTTCGCTTTAACGATCAAAAGCTCAGCAAAATTGTACTGCACGCAATTCAAACGCAGAGCCAGCTCCTCGATGCCAAGATAAAACAGCTTCGCATAAAGAATCACTTCACCCAAACCACAGAGGAAACTGTTCAGTCCGAATGCAAGGCACTGCAAAAAGAACTGGATCAGATCTATGCCGGGAAAATGGATGCTTATGAGAAGTATGTGTCCGGCGATATGTCCAAGGAGGATTTCCTGGCAGTCAAAGCAAGTCAGGCCACCCGTGAGCAGGCAGTTACGGGACAGCTCAAGATTGCGGAGACAAAGCTGGCAAACTTGGCTGAACAGCTCAAAATGGATGCTCACCATATCGCAAATAGCCAGCCGTTGATTGACTACCAGGAGATCGATGTGCTTGATCCAGATCTGCTGAAAGAGCTGGTTGCGCAGATCGTTGTCTTTCCGGGTGAGAAAATCAAAATCGTCTGGAATTTCTCGGACGAAATATCGGAGCTTCTTAAACTAGATCTGTCCCCCGACGATCCTGTTGCAGTGTAA